ATTCCTTGAAGGCCTTAAAGGCCACCTAAAAGAAAACGTAGCACAGTTATATGAAAACCAAGCTTCTTTCTTGATTAACGAAGCAACTTCTGAAGGTTCTAACGGAGCATTCGAAACTGTTGTTTTCCCTATCGTAAGAAGAGTTTTCTCTAAATTGTTAGCTAACGATATCGTTTCTGTACAAGCTATGAACTTACCTATCGGTAAATTGTTCTACTTCGTACCTAAAATCCAAGGTTATGACGGTGGTAATGCAAATGGTGGAGAACACTACAAACCAATCGGAGCACCTAATGGACCAACAAACACTAACGACGGTTACACTGATGCAACAGGTGGTTACTCTAAAAACCTTTACGATTTATTCTATGAAGGTGGAGAAGCGGCATTAGATCCTCCAGGATTGTTTGATTACTCTAAAGGTCAATGGACTGCAGTTACTGCTGACACAACGGCACAAGTATGGAACGGTAGTATTTTAGATGACGCTGGTAATGACAACGCATTGTACACTGCAACTTCAGGTACAAGAAAAGTTATTATTAAAATGTGTGATTTTAACAGAGCTGGTCAAGGTAAATTAATCGGACCTGATGGTAACGAGATGGATACTGAGACTTTCTTATCAGATCTTAAAATCATCAAAAATTCAGGTTTAACTGTAGCTGAAGGTTCTCCATGTGAAGTAGGTAATGGTCCATTATTGTTTAGAGTTGTTACACAAATCTACGGTAAAGGAATCGTTAAATACGGTAACCAAGCTTCTACAACTTTCGCTTCAACAGGAAATGGTGGTTCTTACTACGATATCTGTGATGAAGAAGGATGTATCTATTTAGAAGTTGATTTATCTTGTCCTGTATGTGCTACTTGTGGTACTACATTAGACGGATACACTGGTACTACGTTGAGTGAAATTGCTGAAGACGCGTTCACTGCAATTTACAGAAGATACAAAAACTTAGAATTCGAAGATAGAATCGGTGAGGTTTCTTTCGATTTAGAATCAGTAACTGTTTCTGTAACTGAAAGAAAATTAAGAGCACAATGGTCTCCTGAGTTAGCTCAAGACGTTGCTGCATTCCATAACATCGACGCTGAAGCTGAGTTAACTGCATTGTTATCTGAACAAGTTGCAGCTGAGATTGACCGTGAGATCTTACGTGACTTGAGAAAAGGAGCGGCTTGGAACTTACGTTGGGATTACAACGGATGGAGAAGATTGTCTTTAACTACATCTTACACTCAAAAAGATTGGAATCAAACTTTGATTACTGCGATCAACCAATTGTCAGCACAAATCCACAAATCTACATTAAGAGGTGGAGCTAACTGGATCGTTGTTTCTTCTGAGATTTCAGCTATCTTTGATGATTTAGAATACTTCCACGTATCTAACGCATCTCCTGAGCAAGATCAGTATAACATGGGTATCGAAAGAGTTGGTACTTTAGCAGGACGTTACCAAGTGTACCGTGATCCTTACTTCCCAGCTAACACAGTGTTAGTAGGACACAAAGGAACATCATTGTTAGACACAGGTTACATCTACGCACCGTATGTACCATTACAATTGACACCTACAATGTACAATCCATTCAACTTCACACCTATCAAAGGTATTATGACAAGATACGCTAAGAAAATGGTTAACAACCGTTTCTACGGACGTATCACAGTTGATGGAGTTAGAACATTTGACTTGAGAGAATTGAGATAATCAATTAAAACCGAATAAGAGAAAGGAGACAAGAAATTGTCTCCTTTTTTTATTTATTCACCTTTAGATAATACTCTAATAGCTTTAGAAATAACTTCTGACTCACCTATTGTAAATGCCCCACGTTTATGTGCGGCTTTAACAGACTCAACTAAATAATGAATAGAATGGTTACGATCCATGGTCATTAGTATTGCATCCAAATGTTCTTCACTCATTAAATTTATGGTACCAAATAAGTTACCAAATAATTCGTTTTCTTTTTCTTCCATTTTATATTGTCTTGATATTTATAATAATAGACATTACATGAATTTAAATCAAATAATAAAAAAAGTTTTATCGGAAGCAACCTCAGATAGTGGTGGTGGTAGAGGATCATACATTGCACCATTACAAATGGGGATTAGGAGATTTAAAGATTCTCAAAATGGACCATTTACAATACCCGTTTCTAAATACAAAAGTCCTATGTTACAATTTGATAGTTATGACGGATCAATGGACACCCCAAAAAAACAGATAAAAAAAATAGAATCTAAAGCAAAAAAAGTTACCAATTACATTAATAAGCATCCAAATTCAACATTTAGTGATGATGAAGGTAATAATATTAATCCCACTCCTGGTAAAAATAAAAAAATTGTACCGATTAAAAATAAAATAACTGAGGCAAGTACAAGTATAACTGCTGGTGAATATAACGGACCTATGGAAATAGGATTAAAGAAATGGAGTAAAAGTGAGTTAGGTCCTTTTTATGAATTTTTAGATCACAAAATTAATGACATAGCAATTAAAAAAAGTTTAAAAAATAATTTGAAAAGAATTGTTGGGGTTTGGGAAAAAGGTAAAGATGGTACACATGGGATTGACACATATGACGTTCACACAATAAATGAAGATTTGGGAGTTTGGTTTGGTACAAAGAAGAAACCAAAAGGATCTAAACAACCAAAGGGACCATGGGTGAACATTTGTAAGAAAGTTGATGGTAAGCATCCACCTTGTGGTAGACATGACGCCACAGACAAGGCATATCCAAAATGTAGGGCGGCAGGAGTTGCGGGTAAAATGTCCGATTCAGAAAAGAAAGGGGCTTGTCAACAAAAAAGAAATGCCGAGAAAAAAGACACACAAACAGGTAAAGGTCAAAAACCAATCATGACCTCATATAAAACAAAAAAGGAATCCGTAGATTCCTTAGTTGGTAAAATTTTATTTGAAATTAGAAACTCTTTCTAAAATATTATGTAGTGAGTTAGTTATTTGTGAATTAACTTCGCTCTCATAATTAAGTCGTCTCTTATCCGTCTCAGTATCAAACACATATGTTAATCTTTGCCAATCTCTGTCGTTTAACTTAACGTTATAGTTATAAACGTGATTAGTTATCTCAACTCTATGATCTGTCATCGTAATGAAAATTTTCATATCATCATTTTTAAGATAACGTTTGTCTGACATTGGGGCAATCATAAATTCTGTATCTTTATGTTGGATTACTTTAAGACATATTTTGAAACAGGTCTTTTCATAAGACAAACTTTCTTCTTGAAAAGTTGGTGCTATTCTAGATGGACTTTTAGTCCAAATATACATTTTAAGCTTTAATCTACTGAAGAATCGTTTTATTCTGTTTTTCATATCTATATAATGTTTGTATCTACAAATATATGGATATTATTCGAATAAAAAAAATAAATTTAAGAAATTTTTAACAATAAGGGGAAGAACAACGTTTCTTACCGTCTAACCCTGGTTTTGTACCTTTACACACTTGGACCGCATACCCATTAGCATATGCCGAAGGATACACGTCAAATTTTGATTTTGCTGCCGATTTACCACGAGCACATAATTTAGTACCTGCCTTTTTACGGCCTTCCATCATAACCATATCTTTGTCGTCCATATTCATAGACAATTCCATACCGTCTTTTTTTGATTCATTCATTATAAAATCAAAAACTTGATCCATATTATTTTTTGCTTCGGATATATGATCTTGAGCCCAATCGTGGCCATTTTCTAAAATTGATTCAACCATATCCTTATCTAAATCCAACAATAAATCACATTGTCTTCTCATTTGTTCTAAATTAGAAAAAAACATATAACGACTACTTTTTTGTTCGTTCATTATTTTTTTAATAATGTTTGTAATATCTGATTCAGTTAATTTAACTATTTTTTTCATAATTTTAAGAATTTAAACCATTAGGTCCACCAAGAACAACCATATTTAATTGAGTAACAGGTGTATTATAACCATCAGTGTATACAGGGTGTGGTGACGTTAATAAATTAATTGTGGACCCTGTTGCCCCACAATCACAACAAATTTCACATATCTCATATTCTGTTCCCGCACTTCTTGGTGGTTCTTCACCACAATCTTCACAAAGTGAAAAGGGTCCTGAAACGTATGAATAATCTGTTACACCCGATTCAATTAACCCATCAAAAGTGGCACAAAATGGTGTTTCAGAACCAACTTGTATTTCATAAGTAATACCTGTTGTAGGTAAACCAAATTGGATACAAAAGTCAGTCGCATCTATATTAA